TCTCTTCCATTGATTGTGGCCCGAGCAGAATCGCCCACAGTAACGCCAGACAAAGCAAGAGGGCTGGTCATTCTGCCTTCCATATAGACGGCAGTCATGTCAGCCCCAAGGAGTTGGTCGTAACGTGGATTGTTTTTCTGCTTCAACGTGGCGTAGAAAGTAACGCCAGTTGCCACTGGTACGTAATTACCAGTTTCATTGTCAAGCGCATAGCCCGAAGCCACACTAAACACCAAAGTGGCATTTGCAAGTGGCTCCAGGAAATTGCTCACACGACAAACCCAACAGAAGAAAGAGGAAGATTGTTGGTCATTCGTTTAAACTCCTGACCGTATTGAGTGGCATCAAGCCCCTCGCCATATACTTTGCCGTCAGTGGCACCAATTTGAATGCCCATTTGAGCAAGTTGAATGGCAATGATATGAGCAGCAAGGAACTTTACAGCCCTATCAGTTTGATCCCCGAACACATCGCTAGAAGCATCGTAAGCAGCTTCTGAAATGGCGCCATTGACGATGCCAGATGGATGTGGGCTGAATTCAGGAAAGCGCTCAAGAAAGCTTGCATAGGTGACTGCCATAATCAGGCCTTCCCAATGCGAATAGCTTCAATGCGCTTTGCAATGGCATTCCTCACACGAACACGCCCTTCAATCTTTTTCCAATCTGCCAGACGATCTGGATCATGGATGAGTTCAATGGCGCGAATAGCTTGCGTAAGGGGAAGTTCGCTAAGGCTTTGAACATTTTCAGGCAGGTCTTCTACCATCACTTGTTCTTTCATTTCTTCAATGGCGCCAATAGCAAGAAGCTTTTTGACCGTGCCATTTTCCTTCGCTTCCTTCCATTTCTCATCAGGAATTTCCTGATTGAGACCAGGAGTGAGTTGAATAAGCCCGCTCTTGGTGATAATGCCAAACCCTGCATCGCGAGGGGGATTTTCAAGTTCGGGGCGATAAGCAATCAGCATTGTTCAAGAAAAACAATTGCTAATAGCTTAACGCCCCTCTGCTTGATTAACTATCCTGCAAGGCTCCGCTATCAGGCGGAGGCTTGCACGTAGATCACGCTCTTGGGATAGTACAGAGCCACACCACCAACGCGAGCGTGAGCAGGAACAATGAATTCCAGACCACGTTGTTGAGCGGGGAACAGCTCAAGAGGCTGAGGGATGTGCAGTTGCACTTTCTCAGGATCACGCTTATACACAACCATACGGTCAGTGTTCAGCACGCTGTTGTCAGCTTCCAACTGGTTGATGGGCTCAACGTTGCGGATGTAAGGGTTGGTACGCAGGAAGTACTCCAGCACAGTCACGTCCGAAGAATCGGAATTGCGAGTGGTGCTGATCTTGTTGTAATCTGCGTAGGACAGCAGGATGGTGTCGGGCTGTTCCTTCATCTTGGAGCCGTTGATGATGGCAGTCACGCCATAGTTCAGCAGTTCCAGCATTTCCTGAGCGGTGGTGCCAGTAGTGGTGAACCACTTATCGGCGGCCACAACGTCCACGGTGGAGTTGTTGAAGAAACCGGCGAGACCCACAGAGCTTTCACCGAAGAAAGCAACGTTCTCCACTTTCTCCTCATAGGCGCGACGCACAGCAGCAGCACGACGCTGCTCCAGAGCGATATTTGCCATTTGAGCAGCACGCAGTTCCTGCACGGTGTAGCCAAAGCTGCCACCGAAGGAACGGATGTTGATGCTCTTCTCCACCTGGCTGATGTCGGCACGGGGCAGGTCATCAGCAGCATCAGCGATCAGACGGAACTCGCCAGTGGAGTCCATGATGCGATAGGTGAAGGTTTGAGCACCAGGACCAGCTTCACTGGTCACAGGCAGCACAGTCGGATATTTGATATCCGCATACTGCGTTTCAAACACTTGGGGGCGGATGTACTCAAGCTGACGCTCAAGAAACAGGCCCGCGTCATCCATACGGAATTCAGACATTTTTAAGAGCCTCCTATCAAGAATCAGCAGAGAGGGTGAAGCTCGGACCATTCAGCTCCAGAACAGCGAGACCGCTGCCAGTGGTGGAGGTGAGGAAGCGAGCGTTAGCGAGACGAACAGTTTTGCCCGATGCAAAAGCATGGGAGAACTGACCAGCCTTGCCAGTGCCACTAGCGGAATACAGCACACGCACGGGCGATGCGGGAGTAACAGCGCCAGTCACGTAGACGGCCACTGCACCTTCGTTAGCCACGTTCATGGCTTGCTGGTTCTTCACGCCAGGACGATTGTTGGCGTCCAGAGCGGTTTCATCAACGTAGGTGAGGACGTTAACGCCCAGCACAGTGTCAGAAGCGCCAGAGATGGTAGTAGCAGAATTGGCAACAGTACCAGCAGTGTTGTACACAGCCAGATTACCAAAAGGCACAACAGCGCCAGTTTGGTTGACATAGGTGCCAATGGTGTTGTCGCGGATGTCAGACAGTTGACCTTCCAGCAGTGCATTGTGCTGCAGAGCGTAGCTCTGTTGCACGCCACCAGCCGCTGCGGTGCCCGAAGCAGAGAAAGTTACGGCCATAATTACTTAGCCTCTTTGGAGATGGAGAGAGGCTTCTTCCAAGCATTCTGCAGCATGTCCATATAGGACGAAGGTGCAGATACGGGAGAAGCAATGGAAGCTACGGCTTTACGCAGCTCATCGGTGGTAGCGGAATCTTTGCGACCCTCAGCGAGAGTATCAAACATTGCCTGCACGTAGTCGTCGCTCTTCTCAGAAAGATCAAGCTCGTCGCCACGCACTGCCTTGATGGAATCAACCATCACTTCACGGGCAGTTTTGCCAGCGAAGTCATAGGCGGAATCGAGAACAGGCTTAGCCTTCTCGATTAGAGCAACACGCTCTTCCACCATGGAATCAAGATTGATTTCCTTGGCGGCAGCCAGTTCAACGTTCAGTTCTTCGACCTGCTCAGCCAGAGCATCGGCGCGGCCTTCGGCAGCGTCCATTTTGCCCTTCATTTCTTTTTCCATGCAAGCCATATCGGCTTTCAGAGAATCAGCAGCGGCTTGCAGCTCGTCGTACTTCTTCTTCATGTCCTCGTAGGACATCTTGGCGTCTTCGCGTTCTTTGGTGATCGCAAGAGCAACGCTCTCCGTCACCTCAAACTCGGCGCCGTCGAAAACGACTTTTGCGCTCATAGTTGTATTTTCCTCAATGGAAAGTAAGGATGGATCAGCAGCATCTTGACGATCAAGATGGAGCTTCACTTGCGGGCCAGCTCGGCCCCGACGAACAACGGCGATGTGGTTTCCGATGATTTCCTTTTGGATGCCATCGTAATGTTCACCGCTTTCAGTAACGCCAGGTGTCGGATCATAATTGACCCTATAACCCGCGCTGACTTCACGAGCATCACCGCGCATGATACGTTCAATAGTGTCTTCGTCCGTAATTGTCATTACGGCCTTGACAAAACCATTGTCGTACACCACTTCAGTGCCGCTAAAGCCTACTTGGTAGTCTTTAGTATTGACGGCATCAAGAAGAACCGGCGGATGTTCCGAAGTGATAGCCTTGCCCGCAAATGAAGCAAGACTGTCGGGAGACGCCACTTCTGTTTCAGGCCTATATTCACGACGCACAGAGCCATCAGCATCAGTGTAATGCTGAATGCCAGTGCGAGCAATCGAGGCCCAAGCCCGAAGATAACCTTCAGGCGTCACCTCATATTTCTCAATGGGAGAGAAATCGTAGCGACAAGATGTGGTGCTCATTTATTCACTTTACCAATATATAGGGTTTATTATAAAAACAACTATTCAGAACAGACTAATCTCGTGATGTTTCTCAAGAAGAGCACTGCCGATGTGCTTAAAATGCCTCATCAACAGGCACGCCTTCTCATTGCCTCGCGCATCAAAGAAGCCCGCCTTAACAGCGGGCTTTCCCAGAAAGACGTAGCAGAAGCATTGCATATCAGTCAAAGCTCTTACTCACGCATTGAACGTGCAGTATTGCCTCCAGATTGCGTGCAGGTGAGAACGCTCAGTGGCCTCTATGGAATCAGCGTATTGTGGCTGATGGGCTATCCATCATTTGTAGTCAATGCGAGAAGGGAGTGATCAATCCTCTATTGTCAATACGAAAGAGAATAATCAATCCTCGTCGTCGTCTTCTCCACGAATATCACGAAGTTGATCTTCAATGCCCTCCATAATGTACGATTTGGCCATTGCCTCAATTTCAAAAGTGAGGAATTTAGTTGGCTCAAAATGGGGGTCGGGCTTTTCGTAAACGCTCATCACATAGATGTGCGTTTCGTCAAGGCGACCATTCTTGAAACATTGTTTTTCAACCAACTCCCATCGTGAAGTGTTGCGATGCTCGTTGGAAGAAAGGATGGAAAGTGCCTGCAAGAGACCAATACCTTCATCTTCTTGCTCGATTACGCGCACATATTCGCTCATTGATCTTTTTGGCGACTTTCCACCATTTTAATGATGCGATTTGCCCACGCCCTACCAGCATCGCCTCCCCATAGAAGCCATGCGATATAACCAGCGTCATTTTCTCCTCCACTTTTATTCTTTTCATGGCGAGAGAAAAACGCTGACATGCGCTTAATAGTGGCGAGACTAATAGCGTCACCCCCGGCAAGATTACTAGCTCGCGCAACGCCACTGCCAATGCCCTGCTTGCCCGCTTCCTGTGTCGTCAATCCGCCTTTACCGTGCTTCTTGCGTAGTTCCAGACCACGACGTGCGGCAGATCGCACGGCGGCAGGAGGGGCAAAGCTTTCAGCGTCGCCCCTTAGCGCTTTTTTCCGCAAGAACCATCCTCCATTTCCTCCATGCCCTCCTCTTCTTCTTCCTCTTCCTCTTCCTCTCCAATGAGGGTCATAAAATAGTTATCCCAGTAGGCATCGCTTTTCCCTTGGCGGCTCATGCCAGCTTCTGAAAGAGCAATTGCAATGGCTTGCTTGCGATTTTTTACCGGCTTTTTATCACTGCCTTTCAGCGTGCCAGCTTTAAATTCGCGCATCACCTTTGCAACCTTTGCCTGCTTTTCTTTTGTGGTCATGATCAAGCTTGGGCGTGATTAATTAATAAATCCTATCGGAGCCGTGGCGATTTTAACGTCCGGTAAAATTCTATCTCTACATAAAACCATGCCGGTAATTAATCGCTCAGCAATAAAAGCAATAGCACGCTTGTCGTAGCCTTCAATGGAAAGAAAATATTCTTTGTTTTCGCGCCAAATTGGAGCTAAGGCAGCGAACAATGTAGTCATGAATTGTGCATAAGATTGCCGTGGACCACGCGCCATATTGCAGCCGATAAAAGAAGACTGCGCCCAGATCTTATCAATTTCCTCGC